ACTTTGTTGGATTGGGACCTCGCGAGGCCCTTTCCAAAATGGAGTGCATTAACCAGATTGTGGTTAGCAACCTGGACTTCTAGCAATGGGAGTCTGGAATGCAGTTGAATTCAGTCTAGAACTAGAATTAATACATTGGCCTGAGGGAACTCGATTCATCCGCATGGATGCTTTCGCAGTTGCCACTGGGTTCTTTGTTGATTTAGTTCGACGATCGCTCGCCCTTCCCCCTTTCCCGGGAGGAAGATAGGTCTATACTCTCGAAAGAGCATATCCTTTTACGAGGAGTGTCCCCTCGATGGCTTATCTTTTAGCCAGGAGATCAATTGTTTCCCGATCTACCTAGAGGAAGGATAATAGAACCATCCTTTTAATGGATTGTCCTTTGGCGTCCATGATATTGGAATCTATTAGAGTCTATTAATAGAGCTCGTCATATTGCTCCTCTCTTAAACGATCCATCACCCTAGCTTTCGCTGAGGGTTCAAGAAGGTCGAGAGCAAGCACATATGAAAGATCCTCTCTGTGGTAAATCCCATCTAAATGGATATCATTTTCCGTGAAGATGACACCTTTCACTTGATAAGTGAATAAAGGTGCAATGGTTCCGTCCGCTGACTGAACAAGTTCAGTCCAGATTCCGTCCCCATTGGCGTTCAACGCAGAGAATTGCGCCCCTGGACCAGGGATCCAAGAGTTTTCGGACTCTTGTGCTCCTTCGGGTTCCTTAGGTGTATATTCTACTAGAGACTCCTCATGAATTTGGAGTTCTAGTGACCCTTCGGGTACTGCCATTGCCATCCCTTTGATTGGTAGACATCGCTCAGATACCTTACGAGCTAATTCAGTTCGTAGCCAGGACTGTGCCGATCGGAAAACCTTGATTAAGGCTGACCTTTTCGCTCCTCCGAATTCAACACGAATTCGTTCAAAGAAGTTCGGATCAGGTAATGCGGCGATTGCATCCCGTATTTCCTCTACACGGTCCCAGATCTCATTGAGATCGTCTAAAGACGGCGCTTCTAAAGATTGAAGTCGCTCCTCTAAAGACTTAAGGTCAATTTTGAGTTCCGCAACTAACGGTAAGACGACATAAATATTCCAAGCTTCAACTTGGATGTTTTCCTCGTCAAACCACGTATCAATGTTACCACCATACGCAGAGTCAGGGTAGATAACTGTTTCCAGTCTCTCCCTGGCCCTTACAATTGCGTTGCTCGCCTTATCCCTTAAGGAACTAAAGAGGCGTTCTCCTATCGCTAGGAGAACCTCCTGCGGTACCTCCCTACTCTCACCGGTATTCCACTGTAGGAGCCAATTCATTACTGAAAGGCCCCATGGTGAACCAGGTCTTGAGAGGAGGATCGCAAGACCCTGGAGACGTGATCTCGTCTTTAACACGGCTGGTAGCCGTGCTATCGCACGATGACCGTAACCTAGGACTTTAGAGGCCTTACGCAATGTCTCCATTAGCGTACCGGACACTCCAAAACGTGTTAATATCTGTTCTAAAACCGCATGGTCCGCTTTCGCGACACCAATTGCTAATAGAGAGATACCAGACACGTCTTTCCCTTTGGCAAAAGTTCGTTTTGCGAACTCAAAACCGCCGGTAGACGAAATCAGAGATTTCGCCAGCCCATATTCTACACCGATTTCTCGGAGTAAAACCAGGTATTCCTGGGCTACCTTGTAATTGGCGATTACAATATCGTCACCAAGGAGCGCATACTCTTTAAAGAACCCGACTGAACCTAACGCGCGGTATGCCGCGTATTGGACTAGGCAATGATGGCATAGGCTAAAAGCTGCCCAACTAGTCAGAGCACCCATAGGTTGCCCTGCCCCATACACTAAAGGTGTATCAGCTTGAGGGCCCTCCACTCCTTTCGGAGTCTTGGGTGTGAGATAATACCTCTCAACGAGGATCTTAGCCCACAATTTAGCCATTCTCGGGCCAATTATAACCGAGAGAACTACTTGTTGT